TGATGATATGGGAAAAAAAGAATTTAGGGCTTTTTTGCTAACAGTTTTTAAAAACTATTACCAGATAGCCAAAAAGGGCTGCGTTATTTATGTAGCGCACTCAGAGAGTGAAAGGAGTGCTTTTACTGATACGCTAGTAGAGAGTGGTTTTAAATTTGCTCAAAATTTAATATGGAATAAAAATCAAGCTAATCTTAGTAGGCAAGATTACAACTGGAAACATGAACCTATTCTTTATGGGTGGAAAGAGGGGAATGGGCATTATTTTTGTGGTGATTTCACTCAAACTACTGTGCAAGAGAAAAAACTAAATTTTTCAAGTATGAAAAAAGAGGAATTAATCGAATACATACATAAAATCACAGAGAAGCAGAATACAACCGTTGTAGATTTTGATAAGCCAACAAAAAGCGAACTACATCCAACAATGAAGCCTATTGGGTTAGTAGAGCACTTTATACAAAACTCAAGCAGAGAAAAAGAGTTAGTGGTTGATCTGTTTGGGGGAGCAGGTAGCACACTAATAGCTAGCATAAACACAAATAGGACGTGTTATCTTATGGAATTAGACGAGAAATACGCGCAAGTGATAGTCCAGCGATATGTAGATTATACAAACATCCCAAAAATAAAAATCAACGGTGAGGAAGTAGATTGGTACGAGTATAAGGAAGCAGCAAATGGCTAAACCACTACCGCCATATAAATGGGACGAAATAAAAGCGGATTATGAGGCAGGGATGAGCCAAGCAGAATTAAGGAAAAAGTATAATATTCCAGCAGGGACGCTGGGGAATAAAATAAAACGAGATAATTGGCAACTTTCCCAAACACAAAAAGCCGCATTAGACGAGTTTAAAGAGGCTAGTGGGAAAGTTTGTGAAAGCCTTTCCCAAGCAAATGAAACGCAAAAAAAAGAGATGGCTCAACAAATTAGTGCAACGTTGGAAAATTTGGAAATAATAGCCAACAACCGCAAGATTGCCAAAGCGTTTCAGTCTCTAATTGTGCGAGGGATAAGCGACAAGCGCTACGCAACGCCAACCGAAATAAAGCAAGGCACAAGCGCATTAAAAGACCTTGAGGCTATCGCCAACCCACAAAGCAACAAAATAGAGATCAATAACACCAACGCACAAAAAACTGAAGTAACCGAAATAAAACGTACGATAGTAAAGCTTGATAAATGATAATTGAGTTAAACACTGCCCCTATATTTGAGCCACTATTAGAAAACAAAAGATATAAAGGGGCTAAAGGCGGACGTGGTAGCGGTAAAAGCCATTTTTTCGCTGAGTGCATAATCGAAACAATGCTAATCAACCCAGATGCTCGCATAGTTTGTATAAGAGAAATACAACGCTCGTTAAAATTTTCATCAAAAGCTCTAATAGAAAGCAAGATAAATAGTTTAGGAGTAGGTGAATATTTTGAGATAACGCTAACCGAGATCAGAGCTAAGCGTGGCAACGGCTTAATAATTTTTCAAGGTATGCAAGATCATACCGCCGATAGTATAAAATCGCTAGAGGGCTTTGATGTTGCGTGGGTAGAGGAAGCACAAAACCTAAGTAAGCGAAGCCTAGAGCTTTTACGTCCAACTATACGCAAGGAAAACTCCGAGCTTTGGTTTAGCTGGAACCCTGAAAATGAAACGGACGCAGTGGATAGCTTTTTTAAACAAATGCAAGATAACGGCGCGACGGATTTTGTTTTAATACACGCAAATTTTAACAATAACCCTTTTTTGCCAACCGAGCTATTTAATGAGCAAGAATACGACCGCAGATACAACCCTAGTACTTACGAACATATATGGTTAGGGGGCTACAACACAAAGAGCGACGCACTTATTTTCAAGGGCAAATTTAGAGTAGAAAATTTTAGCACGGACGGGTTAGGCAATCCTTACCACGGCTTAGACTTCGGTTTTGCTAATGATCCGACGGCTGCGATAAGGTGTTATATACACGATCGCAAACTTTACATAAGCCACGAAGCTGGAGCGGTAGGATTAGAACTTGATTATACAGCGGAGTTTTTAAAGGATCGGATCGAGGATATACATAGATATGTAATAAGAGCCGATAACGCACGCCCTGAAAGTATAAGCTACTTAAAAAGGCACGGACTAAGTATGATAACGCCAACAATAAAAGGCAAAGGCAGTATAGAGGACGGAATAGAGTTTATACGCAGTTTTGAGGCAATTATAATACACGAGCGTTGCGTAGAAACGGCACGAGAATTTAGGCTATACAGCTACAAAACGGATCCACATAGCGGGGATATACTACCGCAAATATTAGATGAAAACAATCACTACATAGACGCATTACGTTACGCTTTAGAACCATTAATAAAAAGCAAAACAACCATTTGGGGGCATATCACAAGCCGAAGCTAACCCATAAAAACGCTTTATTATTTATCAAAAATAAAAGGCGGAATAATGGGGCAAAAAATAACCGATAGCTTAGAAAACCTAGTAACCAAAATGGGGCAAATGACGGCGAATAGAGATTATACACCATTATTAGTCACAAATACACAGCTTTTAAACGCTTATAACAATGGCTGGATAGCAAAACGTTATATTAAAAAGACCATAGGCGATATGCTAAAAATGGGGCGTGAAATCGATTGGGGCGATATAGATGAAGAACGCAAAAAAGAGTATTACGATGCTTGCAATAAGCTAGAAATAGACGGCGTTATTAAAGACCTGCTTTTTAACGTTTTGCTTTATGGCGAAGCTGCGATATTAGCCGTAACAGACGCAAGCGAGGAAACCTATCAACTCCCATTAATGCCAAATGAAACAATTAAACAATTTATTGTATTTGGCAAGGGCGAATTTAAAGCAAGAAACGCAGAGCATAAATTTAACCGACCTAGCCTTTATGATGTAAAAGGAGTTAAAACTCACGTTAGCCGCCTTTGTATAGTGCAAGGGGGAATAAAAAGCTATGGCATAAAGCAACGTGAAAGCATAAGTGATATAGCCACTGCTCTTGATGTGATAAAGATGTTTGACACTATTACGCTAAGCGTTAGCGACTTGATCGAGGAGTGCAAAATAGATATATATAAAATGCACGGGTACAACGAACAAATAGCGACTGGCAATGAGGACGAAATTTTAAAACGCTTAAAATTAATCAATTCAGCAAAGAGCTATACCAACGCAATTGCTATGGATATGGAGGACGACTATTTAACAAAGGAAAGCAACCTAACTGGTATAGCTGAGCTTTGGAGTAAGAGTTGTATCGTGGTAGCTGGAGCGTTAAACCGCCCCATTAGCATACTATTTGGCGAGGGGGCTGGTGGTTTTAGTAGTGGCGAGGAGGACAACCGAGCATATTATGAAACGATCAACGAACTACAAAATACACTATTACACCCAGTTTATGACTTCATCGATCCGTTTATATTAGGCGAAAATTTAGAATACGATTTTTACAGCATAGACAGCCTAAACGATAAAGAAAAAGCCGAAATTTTAAACGTAAAAAGCACGGCACTTGGAAATTTACTAGACAAGGGCGTAATAACCGAAGCGATAATTTTAAAAGAGCTAAAAGACGAGGGTTTGATTAAGAATATAAGCGCCGAGGATATAAGCGAAGCCGAGCTTTTAGCCCAAAAGTTAGACGAGCCAAACGATGAAACCGACCTTATCTGAATTATTTAGCAAGAAACGCAATAAAGAGTTTAAGCCAGTGCAGCCTAGCAAGCGTGCAGAGGTTAAATATCGCAACGCTTTATTATTACTAATCGCCTCTTTAAAGACGACGCTACTAAAAAGGCTTAAAGCGTTTTTGCTGGGTAATCCTAGCGACGCCGAAATAATAGAACACACAACCCAAATACTAGACGGACTACGAAAAGCCGACACATTAGACTACGCCAAAAGACTAAGCCAAGGCGTAGTTAGTGCAGTAAATGAAACCAACAAAGAGCGACTAATCCAAAACGTGCAAAAAGGCACGGATATAGACCTAACCCCACTAGTAGGCGATACCGCCGTACAAGCAAAACTAGACGAATACGTCGCTAAAAACGTGAGTTTAATAACCTCGGTTAAAAATGACTATCTAAGCGACGTGGAAAAAGCAATAAGAGAGAGCTATTTAAAAAACGGTAGGGCTGAAAATTTAGCCACGATCATACACGAACGCACAGGTGTAAGCAAAAGCAGGGCTAGGCTAATAGCTAGAGATCAGACGGCAAAAATTAACGCAGAGCTAGATCAAGAACGCATGCAAAATCTAGGCGTAAAACTTTATATTTGGCAAACGGCTAAAGATGAAAGGGTAAGGCACACCCACGCAAATATGCAAGGCGTGCTATGTCGTTTTGATGATGATACGGTGTATAGCAAAGACGGCGGTAAAACGTGGATAAAACGAGAAGCGGACAAGCCGAAATGCAAGCCTGGCGTTGATATACAATGCCGATGTTTTGCAAAAGCAATTTTAGGGGTTTAAATGGATTTTAAAATAAATGATGATGGCTACATAGTAACAAAAGCCAAAATGGCAAGCATTGAACCTATGGAATACCTAGGCGAGGAAATAGGACGCACAAGTGGCAAGGTATATAAAGTTTTTCGGGATGAAAAAGAAGTATTTAGCCCTGAAACAATAAAAAGCTTTGAGGGTAAGCCGCTAACGCTAACACACCCAGACGACGACGTAACAGCTAAGAATTGGAAAGATACAGCGATAGGGCATATCCAAAACGTGCGCCGTGAGGGAGATTTTTTGGTAGGCGACGCATATATAAATGATGAGATAGCGATCAAAATAATAAAAGAACAAGGAATAAAGGAGGTAAGTTGCGGATATGACAGCAAACTAATCGAGCGTGATGGGAAAATTTGGCAAACGAATATAAGGGGCAATCATTTGGCGGTAGTAGCCGAGGGGCGAGCTGGTAAAGATTGTAAATTAGGTGATAGCAAAAGGATAAAAATGAAATTTATAGATAAATTAAAAGGCGCTTTGATAGCAGCCAAAAAGTTTAAAGACAACGACGAAGTTGGTAAAGAGAAAGTAGAGGAAGCGAACGAGGCTAATAATGAGCTAGTTGATCTTTTAGAGCAAGCATTAAGCGGCGCAGAGGAAGTCAGCACAAAGCTAGACGAAACAACCGCCGAGCTTGAAAAAACAAAGACTGAGCTTGCAGACGTAAAAGCCAAAAGCGTAAAAGACGATGACGGCACAGACGAAAACGCAGAAATAGCAGAACTAAAAGCTAAAGTTGAAGCGTTGGAAAAAGAAAACGCCGAGTTAAAAGCCGAAATCGAAAAGCTAAAAGGCGAAGCAGCAACAACCGAAGCCGTAACAGACGCTAAAGCTAATTTTAGCCACGTAAAACTAAGCGACGCTAAGAATGCTAGGGGCGTTTATGAAGCGGTTATTCTAGATAGTAAAGCATTTACTGCCGATGAGCTTAAGAAACTAAGCGACAGCGAGATTAAAGCTATTTATATGGGTATGCGTGTAAGTGCTAAAAATAAAGACAACAGCGGCAGCGTGCTAGACAAGTTTTACGACGCTAAGCCAAATAAAATTGATTTAAATAAAAAATTTGGAGGTAAATAATGGGCTATTTAGACAAAAGAGCTTTTGCAGGACAAGTAGCTAGAGCAGGCGAAAGTGCCGTAGTAGCACTAGCTTATGTAAATAATGATACCGAGGTTATCCCTTTTGGTGTATTTGTAACTAGCAAAGACGGTGGCGTAGCAAAAATAAGTAAAGCAACCGATCAGATTATGGGTGTTAGCCTTAAAATGGGAACAAAGAGCGAAAACAAGCCAGGCGAGGTTATGAGCGTTTTATCAATCCCTTATGGTAGTGAAGTTTGGGTGCAAGGCAAAGAAAATCACGGCTTAGCGGTTGGCGATACTATTCAAGTAGAAGCAACAGCAGGTGCAGACGCTGGCAAGGTAGCTAAAGCAGCAACTCTAGCAGTGACAGCAGCTAAAGATAAATTTTACGTTACCGAAGTAAGCGGTAATCTTGTAAAACTAATGAGAAAGGAATAATATGAAACTAAGAGACGAGGAAATTTTAAGCCAGCTTGCGTCGGCAGCGGCTAGTTTTAACGAGGGCTTTAAAGAGCGTGAATATCCAGAAGTACAACTAGCTAATTTTGTGCCTATTACACAAAAGGGCGACGAGAGCATAGACGCGCTAGATTATGGCGAGATTGAGGGCACTCAAGATTTGGAAAACGGCTTAATTGACGAGAACACAACGTCACTAGAAACTGAGGATTTAAATATCGTAGCCAAAAAAGGGCTATACCTAAGCTGGGCTAAATCAGCGGTCTATACTAGTGAAGCAGTAGCTAGAGCTAAAAGGCTAGATATTGAGCTAGACACAGCAAAGCTTAGCAACCTTGAGCGTGTAGCACTTCTTACAATGCAAAAAACAGCACTTGTCGGTCACGCTAAATTGCCAGCGGTGCAAGGCTTATTAAATAACACTAGCGTAAAAGCAAAAGACTTAACAGCTGGTGCGGCTATTAGTGCAATGACTGGCGCAGAGGCTAGAGCGTTTTTCTTGTCGCTAATTGAGTTTGGCTACGAGCAAAACGGCGGTCTATTAATCCCTAATACGATAGCAATCGATAGTAAAGACCTTATGGCACTAGCTAGCAAATATGACAACTCTATTGGCGCAGTAAATGGTGGCATAAATGCACTAACCGCTATTAAAGAAGCACTATCACAAAGCACAGGCATTGATGTTAATATCGTTGGCATACCTTTGGGTTTTGCACAAGGTTTAGGCGGTGGGAAGGGTAAAAATAGAGCCGTTGTATATACTAAGAGCGAGGACGTGCTAAGCACTGACTGGGCTTTATCACCAACAGCAATGCAACCATTCCAAAGAAGCGTGCTAAGCTGGGAAATCGCCGTTAAAGCTAAATTTACGGGTACATTAATCCGCCAGCTTGACAAAGTGGCTTACGTAAATTACAAGGCTTAATTATGACGGCAGCCGATTTTTTAAATAAATTCCCCGAGTTTAAAGCGGTAGATAAAACACGCATAGAGCTAAGTTTAGACGAGGCAAAGCTACAAGTTACCGAGAAAATATGTGGGCGTTTTTACGAGGTCGGCGTTTTACACTTAGCGGCTCACATTTTGGCAATGCAGGGGGCTTTAAGCACTGAGGCGACAACTAACCCCCAACCTTTGCGAGAGATAGGCAGTAAAGCCGTAGGCAGCCTAAGCGTAAGCTATACAAGTGGCAAAACTGGCTTTGAGAGCGAAAGCGGAAGCTATTATTTAACCAAATACGGACAACGCTACCTAGAGCTTAAAAAGCTAGTTACTCCACATTTTGGGTTAGTTAGATGATCGAAAAGCTAGAGGGGAAAATAGCCGAGATTATGGGGCTTAGCGTGGTGGTAGGCGTAACCGCAAAAAGCAACGCTAGGAGCGACGAGCTAACCAACGCAGACCTAGCTATGATCCACGAGTTTGGCAGTCCAGCACACAATATCCCAGAGCGCTCATTTTTGCGTAAGCCTTTGATAAACAATGCTGAGGCGGTAGCTAATTTGGCAAAAACCGCAATAGGGAAATTTATTGCGGGCGAAATATCGCTAGAAACGGCGCTAGGATATGTAGGCGAGGAAGCCAAAGGGATAAGCAAAGAGGCAGTAACTAACGGCATAAGCCCAGCTTTAAAACCAGCCACGATTAAACGTAAAAAAAGCTCAAAGCCCCTAATTGATACAGGGCAGTTGCTAAATTCTATCACTTACGAGGTCAGAAAATGATAAACGTTAGCGAGCTAATAGAGGATAGCGATTTTTGCCAAGTTATCAAAAGGGGCGATGACGAGTTTAAGGCGGTGGTGCAGTTTTTAAATAATGACGAAATGCAAAGGTTGCCAGAGGGAGAAAGATACAAAGAAGCGGTTAGAATAGATACAAAATTTAACCTAAATTTGCAAGATGTAATCACTTACAAAGGCGTAAATTACCGCATTATCAATATGCAAGATTGGAGCGAATATGGATACAAAAACTTTGCAGGCGTTAGATTTGACGGGCTTGAAAGTTTTGATAGCCAAGGCTTTGAACGTAAATGAAAGCCTAGTGCGTGATAGCTACTCCAAGGCACTAAACGATAAGGTGGCATATTTAACGCTTCATTTGCTAACTAGCACACAAAAAGGGCGAGAATATAAATTTTTCGAGGGCGAGAAAGAGGTTATCACTTCAACACGTGAAGCCGTAGTTAGCGTAAATGCTTTTGGCAAAAACGCAAACTTCATCATCGAAAAACTAAACACCCTTTTTTACTCTAGCGAGTGCTTAAAAGAGCTTAAAATTTTAGGGTTAGGTTTAGTAACGATTAGCCCTATTAGGAACTTAAGCCAAATAGTGGGCGGTGGCGTAGAGGAGCGAGCTAGTATAGATTTGACGCTAAGCTACATAAATAGAGTGGAAGTTTCTCAAAATGAGATAAAAAAAGCCGAGATTAAAACGGCAGATTTTGGCATAAAGGTAAATAGATGAGTTTAACGATAAAAAGGATAGTGAATATCCAGCTAAACGAACAAGGGCAGATCGCAAAGAATAGAGATTTTAGCGTAATAGCTATTATAAGCGACGATTGGTGCGAGGCTTTCGATGATGTAAATACAAGACTTGTAAGTATCGCTAGTGCAAACGACGCCGCCTTAAATTTTGGCAGTGAAAGCAGAGCAACTAAAGCGGCTAAAGCTATTTTTAGCGTAAGCGGCGTTAAAAAGGCGATAGTGGCTAAGTGGGTAAAAGAGAACAAGACAACACAAGCAACCGCTAATGAACTAAGAGGATCGGCGCTAAATGTAGGCATTAATAAACTAAAGGCTATCACAAGCGGCAGCTTTAAGCTAAACGTAGGCGGAGCAGATAAGGTTTATACAACGCTAGATTTTAGCACGTGTGTAGATTTTGAGGCGGTAGCTACAAAACTAACAGCAACGATTAGCAAAGACGGAATAAAGGCAGTATATGATGCAGAGGGCAACCGCTTTATTATTAGAGCGGCAACGGCGGGGAAAAATGACAACACAAGACTAGGCTATTTTGAGAAAGCAGATAGCGGCGACTTTGTAGGTGTGCTTTTAAATTTAGTTAGTGGCAAGAGCGATATTTACGTAGGCAAAGACAATACAACGCAGAAAAAAGAGAGCCTAAGCGAAGCGCTAGATAAGCTTTTTAACGCAACACAAGGCTTTTACGGCGTTTACAGCTCGGCGATCTTGGCGGACGAGGAAGTAGCAGAGCTTAACGAATGGATCACATCAGCACAAAACCCTAGCGTTGCAGGCTATACGATCACACGCAAGGCACAACTTGAAAGCGAAAAAACAAACGTGATTAAAAAGATAGCCGATAAAGACAGCGGTCGCTTTTTTGCTACATACAACAATACTGGCGACGAACACGCAGGCGCTGAATTGCTAGCTAAGGCATTAAGCACTAATTGGGAGGGATCAAACACAGCCCAAACAATGAAGTTTAAAAACCTAAAAACGGCTGGCACCGATGAAGCAATCACGCTAAATTTAGCCGAGAAGTGCGACAAATTAGGCGTAAATTATTATACTGATTATGACGGCGTAAGCATGATAGCCGAGGGTGTGGCATTGGGCGGTAAATTTATCGACGAAACCGTCGGGCTAGATGCTTTTAATAACCGCACACAAATAGCCGTTTTTAACGTGTTAAAAGGTGCTAAGAAAGTACCGCAAACCGACAAGGGACAAGTAAGGCTAATAGCAGCAGTTAAGCAAGTTTGCGAGCAATTTGTTAAAAATGGCTTTATCGCAGCGGGGCAATGGCGTGGCGATCCAGTTGGCACACTAGAAAGTGGCGATTATTTGGATTTAGGTTACTACGTTTATAGCCCTAGCTATACCGAGCAACTACAAGCAGACCGAGAGGCTAGAAAGTCAGTGCCTATCAATGTGGCTATTAAACTAGCTGGTGCAATACACAGCGTAGATATTTTGATAAATTACAATAGATAAAAGGGGCTAAAATGGCAAGATACCAACACGATACGATCGTTTTACTATTAAACGGCTACGAGATCACCGCTTATGCAGACGGAAGCGATGTAATAAGCATAGAAAACGCAGCCGACGCAGGGGCTTATACAATAGGCGCTAGCGGTAGAGGTGTTTTTACGGGTAGTTGCAACCAAAGCGGCACGCTAACCCTAAAGCTTCTACAACACAGTGAGGATTGTAAATTTTTGCAAGACCTTTACAACCAACAACGCACAGAGTTTAAAAGCTTTAGCCCTATGACAATGGAGTTTAAAGATACACTAAATGGCGATGAGCTAAGCGGGCTAAATGGCTTTTTTGTAAATGACGGCGGACTAAAAAGAGGTGACGCACACAACCCAACCGAGTTTAAAATCGCCTTTGAAAGAATAAGTAAACGCCTAGAAAATGGAGCTGGTAACTAATGCAAACACACGAGTTAATTATAAATTCAAATAAATACGTTTTACGCAGTGCTAATTTTTTTGAGACCAAAACGCAGCTACAAAGCCTTTTAGGATTAGCCAAAGATGCTATCAAAATGCAAGGCGAGGACGTAAATATTGACGTGGGACAAATAATAGCCAACATAGGCAGCCCTGCGTTTAGCGGAGTAGAGAGTTTTATTTTGAAATACGCTAGCGTGATAAATGCAGAGGGCGGCGAAATTTTGCTTAAAAATGTAAGCCAAGCCGAAACGCATTTTAATGCCAACAGAGGCGACTACGCACAGCTGATATTTGAGGGGTTAAAATACCATTTTTTAGACTTCTTACCCGCTGGGGCAAAATCCTTAACGGGTATAACAGCCTGCCTAAACAAGGCGTAAAAAGCGAGTTTGATATAGATTATTTAGTGTGGCTGCCTATCATAAAAG